CAACGCGCCGCCACACCGGCCGTCTAGAAAAATGCCGAAGTGCACCTGGGAGTTTTGCACAACCTTGCCGCTGTAGTGCAACCGCTTGACGATCCGGTTAGCGTCCTTGGCCGCGATCGGCTCGACCCGGATTTTTTTTGCCCTACCCACAAAACGCCTCCGCGATCCGTGCCAACGCGTTCCCGTTGCTGTTTTCGTTCGGACTCCCCGTAAACTCGCCCGCGGCCTTCGCCTTGCCCATCGCCTTCCGGACAACTTCCACTTGGCTATCGTGTAGCGTAAACGTGATTTGCTGGAACGGGGCCCTGTCGCCGTCGGCCAATTCCGGCATTTCTCCCAAGTTTACGTGTGCCCAACGTTCGCGAATGTCGTCGAATTCATCGAACAGCAGCCCGTCGTAGAGTTCGGGTGTTTCTTCTTGGGTGGCTTCGAGTAGGACGTCTAGTTCGTCGGTGAATTCGCCTTGAAGGCTGCCGGAGTTGGCGGCTATGTTGGCCGCTCGCTGTTTGGCGCGGGGCCAGTCGACCAGGCGGACGTTGAAGGTGTGGCCGTCGGGGGTGCGGATCAGGCCGCGCGGCTCGGCGGGAGCCTCGCCCTCCTGGACCAGTGGCAGATCGCCGTAGCGGTCGCGGATCCGGGCCAGGCGTTGATGGCCACAGACCAATTCGCCGGTGCGGAGGTTGAAGACGATGCCGGAGATGTCGCCGAATTCGGTGAGGGAATAGGAGAGGCCGGCGGCGGCTTCGTCGGAGATTTCGCGGGGGTTGTCGGGGTCGGGTGGCAGGAGCGATGTGTCGCCGGGTACCGCTGGGACGTCGGTTTTTGGTTTGCGTTTTGCCATGTTTAGCCCCAACGTGATAGCGTGGGGTTTCTTGTTTTGGTGGCGGGGAAGAGAAGAAACCGGGGCTATCGCCCGGCGGCTCATTTGGAAACGGATTGGGAACCGGGGCTATCGCCCGGCGGCTTGGGTTGGTTGAAGTGGGCGACTCGGGGGAAGCCGTAGGTTTCGACGCATCGGTACCGGCCGCAGTTTGTCATCCAGCCGCAGTCGATGCCGCATCCGGGGCATTTGTTGCGCGGGGGCGAGGCGTCGATTTGCTGCTGTGCGTCGTCTTGACCGCCGCTCATTGTTTACCGCCTCGATATTGGGCCCGAGAAGAAACCGGGGCTATCGCCCGGCGGCTCTGGGGGTCGGTCATCTTTCACCCGCCATTGCACCTTCGTCGCCGCTGTTGATCTTGTCGCCGGCGGCGGTGCTGATGAAGTCGGGGGCCGTGCCGCCGCCCATCGAGAAGTCGAGGGCCAGGCCGAAGGCGAGGCCGAGGTCTTTTTCGACGGCTAATTGACGGAGGACTCGGCGATAAGGCAATCCCAGCAACCCGCATTCGCGGCGCAAGGTGGATAGGCCGCTGGAGATCCGCATCCGGGCGGCTTTGATGTCTTCGATTGGGTTCAACAGCCGCAAGGGCGGGCCCAGGACGTCGTAGTCTTGATAGGTTGGCAGGTCGCGGGAGTAGTCGGCGGCTGTGACGTGGCGATAGCGGCCCAGGGCGACTTGCATCCCGTCGTGGACGCGGCGGACTTGCGAGCCCATCGACCGGCCCAGGGCGTTGGTCAACGGTTGGCTCATGGACCGGTCGTCGTTGATCATCGCTCGCAAGACGGCAAAGGACGCGCCGGTCGGGTTGCCGGTGAAACGGTGGTAGGAGAGGTTCGAGGCCATCGAGGCGCGGTTCATCAGGAAGCGGACGAAGGGTTCCACGTCTTTGTTTGGCCGCTTGGATTCGACAATCTGCACGTCTTCGCCGTCTTCGGCCGAGACGCGGGCCACGGTGCCGGCGGTCAGGCCGACTTCGGATAGGTGTGGCACGCCTTCGTCCATGTTGTCGCCGTAGGCGGCTGGTTCGGATAGCGTGTTTTCGTCGGTGTTAAAGTCAATCGAGCCGTCTTCGTTGTTGGCTTCTTTGAGCAGGAGGGTTAGCCCGGAGGCTAGGGCGGCGGATGTGAGTTCATGACCAACGAGCCAGTCTTCGTCGCGCGCGGGTTGCATGAGGATATTGGCAAAGGAGATGCCGAACGATTGGGACGAGCGGGTGGTGAGTGCTTGGTGAATAACGCGGTTGGCGGGGATCCGGTCGCTGTGGCCTCGTAACGACGAGATGCTGCCCATGTAGTAGTCGTAGGGGTGGGAATCGAACAGGTGAAAGGCGACTTTCTCGCCGTACCGGTTGTATTCGATGCCGTTTTCAATGCGGTTTTGCTTGTCGGTTTGCGGCTGGTCTTTGGAGTCGTCTAGCTGTTCGGCTTCGAGCAGTTGCCAGCTAATCGGACAGACGCCTCGCGGGGCGGGGCGGTGGACTTTGAGCCAGAGTGTATTGCCGGTGCCGAAGAGGTCGCCGGCCGAGGTGAGTTGCATTTCGTAGAGGGATCGGCGGCGTTCGCAGTCGGCGTATCGTTCGGCCCACCGTTCGTACATGTCGTCAGATTCGTCGCCGAATTGGAAGAGCGGATCGGTAAAGACCCATTCCGGTTTGGCGTCGATCGGCCGTTCGCCGACGCCGCCGAAGAAGGTCTTGATCCCTTCGCCGACGACGAGCTGGGTCATCATGGCGACGGCCCGCTTGATCATGTAGGTGTTGTCGATCAGCCAGCGCATGCGGCGGGTGAGTTTGTCCCAGGACTCGCGCACGGCGGCGTTGCCGGATCGGTGGGGTGGCTGGAAGTCGAAGGAGAACTTGTCGTCCACGGCGCCGCGATAGTGCGGCGTGGTGGCGGTGCCGCGGACGCGTAGCTGGCGCGTGCGGACGGCGGGCAGGTTGGGGGCCGGTGTGTTGGAGGTGACCGCGGTGGGTTCGATTCCGGCGCCGGCAACTATCTGTGACATGGCGGGCAGTTCTCTAATATCGGGTAGCGCGGATGAACCGTGATTTGGTGCCTCGGGTCAGGCGTGCAAGTTGTTTTTCGAGGTCTTGTTCCATTTTCATCAGGGCGGGCAGCTCGAGCATCGTGGCTTTGTCGCCGCCGTCGTGCGCGAATTCGGCCACACCGCCGTCCAGAATGATGTCGATTGCGGCGCGAACTTTGACCAGGCGGGCGTTGATTTGCGTGGAAGTTTGGGGCATGTTCCGTCCTTTGGCCTATCTCGCGCTTCTGTTCACCGGCCGCTGCCGGCGTCGCGTGGGGTGCCGTTTCACGCCAAGCTGGCATTGCGGGCAGCGATACCAGCCGGCGGAACGCTTCGGATCGGGCCGAAGTTCCACTCGGTCCCCCGCATCCGCGCAACGCCCGCAATAGTACGTTTTGCCATCGGTCAACTGACTCACTTCCGCAACTCTTGAGAAAAAGGCATGGCTACGGTAAGAATCGGTCGGTAGAATGCGGGTACTAAAGGGAGGTAAACGGCGTGGAACGCACAGCGGCGGTATCGGGAACCAAGGAATGGAGTGTGGCGTCGGTGAATTGTGTTGATGGGTGTTCTCACGCCTGTCGCTATTGTTACGCTCGCGCAATGGCCGCGCGGTTTGGGCGAATCCGGTTCGATGATTGGCCTGAAATGCACGTCCGGGATAAGGACGTGCAGGCAAACCGAAGGTTTCACGATGGCGGGCGGGTGATGTTCCCCACCGCGTCCGACATCACGCCGGAGGTTTGGCCAGCGTGTATGACGGTGATCGGCAAACTTCTGGCGGCGGGGAACGATCTGCTGATTGTGAGCAAACCGCACCCGGAGTGCATCCGGGCGATTTGTTATGAGTTCAGCGAATACTGGAACAAGATTCTGTTCAGGTTTTCGATCGGGGCGCGGGAAAATGATCTTCTGTCGTACTGGGAGCCCGGCGCCCCGTCGTACGAAGAACGCAAACGGTGCCTGATATTCGCGGCCCAAGCCGGCTTCTCGACCAGCGTATCGGCCGAACCGCTACTGGACGCCGACGACGCGGTGGGGCTGTTTCGAGATTTGGAGCCGTGGGTAACGGATACGATTTGGTTCGGCAAAATGAACCGGATCCCGAGTGATTGCGCCTCGCCGGCTGCCATCGAGGCGATCAAACGCGGCCAGACAAACGAACGGATCCGGGAGATTTATGAGGCGTTGAAATACGAACCCAAGGTGCGCTGGAAAGAATCGTACAAAGAGGTTCTTGGATTGAAACGAGCAACCGAAGCGGGGATGGATCGATGACGCCTACCGCGCCGCGCGGTTTGGGGCGTTTCGTTTGCCGGACTTCCGCTTCTTCTTCTCGATTCGCCATTTCGATGCGTCCCAGCCGGGGTTGTTGGGCAATTGGTCCACGATCATTTGGGCGATGGCCGAGCCGTTCACTTCGCAATCCCAGAAGTCGTGGCCTAGATTGCGGTCGCGTTCTTTGAAGACCAGGCGGGGCCGACCGTCTTTGCCTCGTTCATAGGTCGGCGGCTCGTTTACCAGTTGCTGTAGATAGTGCCGGCCGCTCTGCATCACGTCGCCGGGTAATAGCCACGCGCCGGACTTGTCCGCGCGGCCTCGGAACCGTTCCACCAGATCGATCCGGAAGGCGTTGACGTTGATCGACCAGAGTTCCAGGCCGCCTTCGTAAACGACTGGCCCACTGCCATCGTCGCGCTCGCGGCGGGATTCCTTGACCACGGACTTGATGTACTTCTGGGACGGTTTCATGGCCCCGTCGCCTCGGACGGCGCGCACGCGGGTTGTCTTTTTGTGGGATCGCACCCAGTTGTGGACGTCTAACGTACGGTAGTTTGCGTCGATGCCGAGCAGGGCGATTTTCAAACGGTGCTGCCCGCGTGGGTTGGGCTCGTTCAGCGGGAACCAGCGGTCCATGACTTGGTTTATCTGGACCAGGTCGGATTTGACCAGCTCGGTTTCGTCGTCTTCTTCGCGGTCGAAGACGAACCAGTCCACCAACCAGCTCGTCCGGCGATCGCCCCAAGCTCGTACAACGACGTAGACTTCGTTTTGCTGGACGTCGGCCGAGCCGGTCAGGAACCAGGCTCCGGGCGGGACCGTGCCGCGTTTGTGGTCCGGGACGCTCAACCGCTCGGCCAGTTCCTTCCAGTGCGGCATGGTGACGCGGGCTTTGTAGGACCAACCTAGCTCATGCTGCCAGAAGTCGGGCACGGTTCCGCCGGCCACGGCCAAGACGTATTCGCGGGCAATTTCTCCCCAGGAGGCGGACGAGTGGAAAGCCCACAAGTGAAAGCCGACGTCGCGCCGGCCGCGGTCGGGTTCGCCGGCCAAGCGGCCTTTCTTCGTGAGCCGACAGCCTTCCGGCACCCATTGCCCGGAGGCGGCGAATAGCTCCTTTTGCTCGTTGGTGATCGTGCAACCGGCCGAGCAGACATAGTGCGCGGATGTTAGGACTTCGTCGCGGTCAAGGAATTGGTCGTGTTTATCTTTCAAACCGGACACGCCACCGCGGTTGTCTTCACGGCGAAGGAAAAAGCGGGGCTCCTGCCACGTGCCGCAATGCGGACATTGACACTGCCACCGGTGGCGGCGGCTCTGACGCTCCAATGTGTCAATGTTCGACGGCTCGGGAATTGGGGACGATTCGTAGAGGATCAGGTGCCGCGGGAACGCTTTGACTCGCTGCTTGGCCGCTTCCAGCGGGTTGGCCGCCCGGCTGTCCGACGCGTAAACGTCTACCTCGGACAAGAAAACGTATTTGCAGCGGCGGCCCCGCAACCGGCGGCGGGATCCGGACCAGGCGAGATAGATGCGCATGCCGCCGAGGTCCATATGCCGCATGTTCCACTTGGACTCGGGCGGGATGTCGATACCCGATTCGGCGGCCAGCGCATAGAGACGCTCGCGAAATTCCTGCGTGTCGGCTTGGGACGGCAAGACAACCAACGCCGACGCCGGGGCGTTTTCGGCCAGGTACAAGATGGCCGCCATCAGGGACAGGGTTTTGCCGACTTGTGTGGCGGCTTTCAGCCGAATGGACCGCGTAACCGGATCGGCGATCGCCCGCAAGACTTCTCGCCACCAGGGGCGGCCCTGTAGATCGTATCGGCCTTTGGCCGCTTCCAAATCGGATAGACGGACGCGGGCCGCTATCCATTTGTCGGGATCATGACGCGTCCGGGGCCGCCACGCGTCCGCCGTCCGTTTCCGGAGACGCCGCATCGCCGGGCGCGTCGTCGTCGAGATCTTCGGTAGGGTCGTTGTCGCCTTCAATTTGCCGGGCAATCTCTTCTCGGGCGTTGTCCACCAGCTTTTCTACTTTTCGGTGAATTGCCCCCCGTACCTCTTCCGCCAAATTTTCCGGCAACGTCGCCAGCACCTCGTCTGGGATCGCTTCCAAGATGGCGGCCGCGTTATTTGCACACTGTTCGTTGAACCGGCCCACCTCGTCCACGTCCGCTAATCTCCGGAGTTGCTCCAGACGCTCTTCTTCCTTGATTTCCAGGTCCAGGAGAACCAACCGCTCCCGCGCCGCACGGACATCTCCAGACGCGTTCGGATCCTCGCCGCCCACCTTCACGTTCGCCGCAATCCAGAGCCGGCATTCCTCAACATCAAAACGCCCACCACCGTTTGGCCCCGGCCTGCCAGGCTTGCCGGGCATCCCGCGAGCCACGTAGCTTTTCAGCGTCCGCTCCGGATCCGCACACGCCAACCCCAACGCCCCCGCCAATTCCCCATATGTCGCCACCACGGCCGGAGTCTCACCGCCAAACACCCGAGCCAGCACCGCCCACAGATCAACCGCCCGGCCGGAAATCGACAGCCCGTACCGTTCGCCAAACGCCCGCAACTCCTTCCGCCCCAGCCCGCTGATTTGCTCCAACATGCGAAACGGCACCGCCCGGCCGACATCGATAAACGATGTCTGGCTTCTTACCGTGTTGCGTTTTTCTACCGCCGTCGCTTCCTCCCGCGTCACCGGTTGGCCGGCGCGGATCTTTGCCGCGGCCGACTCTACCGATGCGCGTTGTCTCGCCGTCAAGGCGGCGGTGGGTTGGATGCTGTGCGTCATGATTCCACTCTGGCGGGGATGATGATGATGATGAGCGACGACCCCCAAACGCGCCCAAAACGCGCAACACTAAAGAC